TTATTCTTCTCCCAAAATTGCATAAGGCAATACCTGCTGCAATAAGTCAGGAGTAACCATTGCAACAAGATGCAGACCTTCTTCAACATACTCTTCTTGCAGTACAGTACCATCTTTGCGAATTTCAGCTGCAAGGCCACTTTTGGAAAACGGCAATAACAATTCTACTTTGGTATTTTTCACAGGGAGATTTTCTTCAATGACCTCCAGTAAATGGTCAACACCTTGTCCCGTCGCAGCACTGATTCTCACTGCACCGCCAATCATTGGCATATGATTAATCTCAGGAACCAAATCGCATTTATTTAATACAGGAATAATCGGTCTGTCTTTACAACCCAGCTCTTCCAATAGTGTTTTGGTTACCGTTAAGTGCACTTGTGATTCCACGCTGGATGCATCACAAATATTTAAAATAATATCCGCAGTTGCCGCCTGTTCCAACGTAGATTTAAATGCCTGTACCAAATGGTGCGGAAGTCTGCGGACCAACCCTACCGTATCTATGAGCATTACGGTTTTTCCGCAAGGCAAGCGCAAAGCTCTCGCAGTTGGGTCCAGCGTTGCAAACAGCATATCCTTTGCCAATACGCCTGCATCCGTTAAATAATTCATCAATGTACTTTTCCCAACGTTGGTATAGCCCACCAACGCTACTGTAACGGTACCGTCCTTTTTCCTTCTGCGATTGATTTGCTCTCTATGTTTTTCTACTTGTTCCAACTGTTCTTTTAAAGCATCTATTCTTCGATGAATATGACGCTTGTCCGTTTCCAATTTGGTTTCACCGGGACCTCTGGTACCAATACCGCCGCCCAAACGGGAAAGAGCGGTACCCTTTCCGGTTAAACGGGGCAGCATATATTTGAGCTGCGCCAATTCCACTTGCAATTTACCTTCTTTGGAAACAGCACGTGCTGCAAAAATATCCAAAATCAGCATTGTTCTGTCTATCACTCGCACGTTTGTAATATCCTCTATATTCCGTATTTGCGTTGGAGACAATTCGCAGTCAAAAATCAACAAATCAATCTCCTGTTTTTGGCAAATATCTGCAATTTCCTGAACCATACCTGAACCAACACAGGTAGCAGTTTCATAAGCCGGTCTTTTTTGTGTCATGGCTCCAAAGGGCTCTGCGCCCGCAGTTTTGGTAAGTTCATATAACTCTGCCAAAGAAGCCTCTACATCATAACTTCCTGTATCTACCGCAACCAACAAAGCACGCTCTTGTTTCTCTGTATTTTCATGCAGTTCCATTTACTTGTTCCCCCTTTGTTTTGCCTGAATGTTTCTGTACCAACACGTTAAATTATATTTTTAATCACTGTATTTTCCTAAAAAATGTTTATCTTAATGATAGTATAATAAAGCAGAAAATACAAGTGATTTCCTTCTATTACGACAATTGGGGCAATGCCAAACATTGCCCCAACCTGTTTCTCTATTTTATTTAACCCAAAATTTTGATACTTATACACTCAAACATCCAAATCATTCTGCTTCACTTGCAAATGTAACCGTACATTCCACATGAGCAGGGATGTAATCAGAAACAGCTTTTTGCGTATCTTGCTGTGTTTGGCCGTCTTTTACAGACAACACCTGTACGCCTATATGCTGTGTGCTTGGAGATTCGGTCACTTCAGCCTCAATCCCTCCTGATTGTAATATGTTCAAAAAGTCCGCTTTGCTAAAGGAATTTACATTAACGGCACCACGCATGCATAACAGTTTTCTTCTTTCTTCTTCCGTGCAGGAGCTGAGATGCAAACCAAATAACAATTCTTTTTCTTCTAAACCATAAGAAACCGCTGTTGGAATCAATGCTTCCTGCAATAATTCATCCAGTTGGTCATGCAGCGTTTGAAAGCCGGCATCATAAGCTTTTAATTCTGCATATAGTCTTGTATCTTCTGTGATTTCATACATTCCGTTTGCAAGCAAAGCATTTTGCATTGCTGTAAATGAAATACTCAACTTATATCACGCCGCCTTCCTCAATGATAATATTGCCTTTCACAACCAATTTATTTTGCGGCGTTGAAAAATCTTCTCCCGGAGGTGTAAAGTGATTGACAATCGCACCCGATTCCAACATGTTCCTACATAATTCAGCAACACGGAAAATACCACCAATATGCATCTGCGCAAAATAATCATCAACGACTTGCATACAAATCTCTTTGGCCTGTTCAAACGAATACTGCTCTGCAGGCTTGATTTGAATCCGCAGCGGTATCTTTTGTAAAACCGCCGGTTTTACGGTTACCGCTACATTTAATTCCCTTGCTTCATCGAATTGGTTTTGTAATTCTTCTATGACTTCATCAGACGGCACGCCGCCTCTGGTAGCCACATATACGGAAACCGTTCCAACTCCGTCATCTTTTGCAACTACACCTGCGGAATAAACGGACGGATGTTTCATTGCCAATTCCCTGTAAAATGCAGCATTGGTTCCATTGGAAATATTTGCGTAACTTTTTAATAAACGTGCACGAAATGCATTGTCATCTTCAGCATCCATGCCGCCAATAAATGGTTCTGCATTTGTCACTGCCTTAATTCCGGAAGGAGGAGTAATCATAAGTTGAATGGTATTTTCAGCCGTGTTACCGTTACGGCCTCCTTCTTTCGCCTTTGCTTTTACAGTCACGCTCAATTCATTTGCCTTTAAGGTTGCCTCTTCTGTTGTAATATATCGTACCGTATCCTCTTTATCTACAGCACAAACAGTTCCAACGGGAATGGGCAAATCATAACTCAGCGCACTGGTTCTGGAAAAAGTTAAACTTCCTACTGCCGCTTGAGACTCCTTTCTCACAAGTCCTCTTTGTGTGCCGTGCATCGTCAAATATTCTCCCGTAGCTGTTTGAGGAAATACCTGACGCTTTAACCATTCTATGTTTGCAAATGAACTGTAAAGTTCTCCTGCCAATACTTGCATTCGTATTTCCAAATCACTGTTTTTTTCTACTTCATAACCTGCTTGCTGTGCAAAGGTTTGTTTCATTCTTTCTAAAATTTCCTCATACGTTTCCATTTACTCTCCTCCTTTCAGTGAAAACTGTAAAGCGTCGTCTCCGTATTCCGTTTCTATATAAACTGTAATTGTTTTCTCTGCAATGACTACATCTTTTACCCTAACCTGCGGTATGAACTCCAATGCTTCTTCTATTGCTTCCAATACCTTCTGTTCACATTTGGAATCGCTTGCAGCAATTTGGTACAATCTGCTGCCCAGCGTTCCGCAGTAAGGAAATTCCCCTCGATGCGCTGTCAGCTGTATCCAAACTCGCTGCAATAACTCCCGCCTGCCGCTGACTAAAATGGCAGACGTATCCCCGTTTTGTATCAAACTGTCTATGGAAATCCCCTCCTCAAGTTGATTGCAGAGGAAATACTTGTCCATTTATGACAATATCTCCGTTATTCTTCAAGTAGATATATGCTCCGCCTGAAGAACGCAGCATCAGTTCCCCTTCAGATAAATTTACAGACTCGGAAATTGCCCCCGTACACAATACCGTATCCTCTTCTTCCAACAAAACTACCTTTGTTCCTTTGGGCGGTACATAAGTAATGCCAAACGGAGCCGCTAGGGGCACTGCACTGTATTGTCCCACAGCCTGTATGGAAAGACTGCCTGTATTACTAAGTACTTCCCCTACTTGTATCTGGGCGCTCGGTTGTTCCAAAGCGCCTACTTTTTGTGAAATCCACATCGTATCAACTCATTTCTTATCATTAAATATCTTCTTTTCTCAGCAAATATTCACAGCGTTCCCCATTACTGTTCAGCGTATAGGTCCAGCCTGCAATACTCAATTTATCAATGGTACCCAAAATCGCATCGGAAATAACAACAGGCATTTTTAAAGAACCACAAATGCCTCCCGCACATACAACCGTTACTTCTACTGCCTTTCGTTTTGCACTGTCAATCATGCGTGTTCCTCTATAATTATTGGAGACCACAAATCGTCTGCGCTGTACACCTAATTTATGTGCTTGGTCATCATGCACAACAGAAGTATATGCCTGTCCCAGCTTTGGCTGTATATACAATTCACTGACTCGCTTATAAAATTTATCACGATAAAGAATCGACAAATAAGGGATACACGACGCATCGCTGTTATCAAATACCAGCTGCTCGTTTGGGACTGCCCCGCTGCAATCAATATAATCGTCAGCTGTTACAAAAGGAATCGTTCCAAAGCATCTGACACAAAACTCTTCAATGACTTGCCATTCACTCATTCCTTTGGTGATGGTCATCTTTGTATCAAACGTTCCCCCATTGCCGATAAAGCCACAAAATCCATACGGTTCTACGTGTCGTTCATACAGTTGAGTCAAGGAAGGATAGTGATATTCCTGTGGCATGGCTTCGTTATCCAAAAGCAATGCTGCCCTGCTGCGAGCAATTAATTTTAACATGGCTCCATTTTTTGTCACTCCCATGATTTGCTCATCTATGATTCCTGAAAATATTGGTTTTTCACCATTCCAAACACGTATAGTTGCTATCTTTGGCACTTGTTCTATAAGCGGGAATATAACCGTCATATCATCGGCAGGAGCATCTTCATGCACATTGATTTGAACAGAAATAGGAGGCAATAATGCAACTTTTTTACCACTTACCGTATAGCAGCAATAGTTCATGGCAAAGTCACCTGCAAACCTTCTGTTAAATAACTGGGCCATACAATGTGGGGATTGAGCCGAAGCAGTTCTTCTACCGTTGTGTGTTCCTTTTGTGCAATGGTCCATAAATTTTCTCCGTCTTCTTTCACCGTAACATGCATACGAAACCGGGAGATTTCAGGTACTGAAACAGAATTTTTGCTGTCTTCCCAGAATACAAACTGATAACGGAGAATATCCGGTCTTGTTACAGTCATATAAGAAAGAGAAACAGGCTTTGCAATGAAAGCAGGAAAATTAGGCAATGATAATACGCCGCTTTCTCCGCTTTCAAACAATGCTGCCAGCTTTTGATATGTCTCCATACATCGTTTTCCCGAAAACTCGCCCTCTCCTTTGATAATCCGTTTCTGTTCTCCGTAATCCTGCATTACGGAACCATAGAAGGGAATCGACAATTCTTTTATATCCCTTGTAATAGAAATATTGAATGTTTCGGGATTTTTACTCCATATAAAATCTTTAAATCTCATAAGAGGTACCACTAACCAATCACCTCTTCGTCTAACTTATGTGCATATCTGCGATAATCTTGCTCCAATTGGTCAGAAACAGATGAGACAGTGTTGGTATCAAAAATATCTTTTGGTGTTTGATTCCATAATTCTTCCATAACGATTCTCCTTCTACGATGCTACAACTTTCTGCAGTATCGCACAAACATAGATTGGCTCATTTTGCAGATAGACTGCCCTGGATTTTGTAACCCAATATAGGACGTCATCCTGTTCCAGTTTGGTTTCCTCCAATTCCCTGTCAATGCGGTATTCAGCCGGACCAAGATACAAGTAACCGCCGTCGTCCGTATGGTCAAAAGGAATGCCCAGCTCATTGGAAGAAGGTAAATGTTGAAAAGACAACGGGCGAATAAATCCTTTTACTTGATATTCTTTTTTATATTTGGGGTACACCGTAATCTCATTTCCGTATGTTTGAAACATAGTTTTTAAATACGCACTTTTTTTCATATTTTCATCTCCCAAAAACCAAAATCCGGGTCTTTCAATAACGGAGCAGCATGACTGCGTGCCTCAAGCCAAAAATATTTTGCCCACTCCACACTTTTGCTGTTGTGAGAAATGCGCACATCTCCTACGGTAAAATCAGCTTGACCTGCAGCATTTTGATGTAATGTATATTGGTAAAATGCCAACGCAGCGGCAGCAGCACAAACCAAATCTCCAACACAAGAAGCATCTTTCTGTTTTTTTCTTTGTGATTCCAGCAAAACATAAGCGTCACCGCAAAGATCCTGCCATTGTTCTGCTTCCTCCACTGTCAGTCCTGCAAGTCTTGCAAACCTTCTCAATACTTCTTCCATAACAAAACCTAATTAAGCAGTATAAGAAGCCGCTTTTGCAGCGCCTGTAAAGATTTTTGCAAAGCCTGCAATGGTACTGATGGTTGCACGTTCCAATTGACGGTCAATCAGTTTATCATAATCTGTGATAACATCACCTGCTTGTACCATTTCCAATGCACAATTTTTATCAAGACCAATAATGGTTTTGTCTTTCAAAGACGGAACATGAAGCAAATTCGCTCCCAAAGGTGTGACAAGTTTGCCTGTACCTTGAAAATTCAAACCTGCTGTTGCATCTTTAAATTCGTCAATATTTAATAAATCCTGCATGGTTACAGTCGATGCTAACATGGTGTTTAGTTCATATGGAGCCAATTCACCCCAGAGTTTTACAATATCCGTATAAGTAGGTTTTGAAGATAAAGAGGTAGGTGTTAGCGCATTGTCGTTTCCGTCACCGTTGAGCAAGACATCTACTGCGTCTTTCAATTGTGCTCTGGCGATATACGCGCCAATTTGACGTAATGTCACCGTAAATAAGTCTAATTTCTGGAAACGCAACGCCTCATAGGAGGACACCAGCATTCTGCCTCTTTTATGAAGTTTTACCAGATTATCTTGTGTTCTGACTACGGTTTGAGGGATTTGGGCACCTTCCGCCACAGGCTTTAATTCTTTGTCATCCTCACTGGGAGACGCTGTAATGGTTCTGTAATCCATAGACTGAATTGTAGTAGTGGTGGCCACAATAGAAGGCAGTAAATTCGCATACTCCATACCTTGCTTTACTGCACGTGTTACATATTCGGGAAACAAGGCAGCGCTGTCACTGGTTTGGAAAAATTTTTCTACCGCATCGGAGCTTCTGCCTCCTACTTTAATGTCAAAACGTTTTAATTGACGCTGATAAGCATCCAAACCTTCCAACTCTGTTCCTTCATAGTTTTTGGAACAGTCCAGTTCTTCCAATACTTGTGTAAAACTTTTATTACCGGAATTGTACATTCCTTTTTCCAATTTTAAATTATCATAAAAAGCCATTTGATTCTCCCTTTCCAATTAAAGAATAATACCGCAGGTAGAAGATTCACTGTCTATATCTACTACCAGACACTCTTTACCTGTTTCAGATACTTCCGCCTTATCAGAAGTAGCGCCAAGTTTTAAGATTCCAACCTTCATACCGGAACCTGTGTATGGCAACCCACTATAGTAACCCTGCAGCTGTACTGCTGCAAAACCATTTCTGACATTGAGTGCAATACCACAAAATGCTTCTTTGGCCGTACATAAACCAACTTTGCCGTTACCGGTCATTTTAACAGGATAACCCGCTCTTACACTGTCTTCTGCTTCAAATGTAGTTACGCTTTCACCGTAACCGTTTAATGACACTTTCATATATTCAACTCCTTAAATTTTAAATGCCTGATTTGGGCTGTTTTTCTTGTATTCTTTCTCTTTTGCCACAGCCAACTGCGGAGAAAGTGGAATCACTTCTTCCGCCTTTGTGCGAAATGCCTTCTCAAAGACTTTTAAATCATCTAAACTCATACCTTCTGTCACACGCTTCATCACCTCAGAAGAAATTTGAGGCTGTGCCAAACCGCAAAGTTTGACTACATTGCGGCTTACTTCTTCCCTGTATGCTTTTCCGCACGCTGCATATTCTTCCATTTGTTCCAGATGTCTGAGCATTTTTCTGATTTCTTCTTCGGAAAGGAATAGCCCCTCTTGAGTCTCTTTCATTTTTTGAATGATTTGTTCCACCGTCATTCCCCCTTTCGTCTTTGCAAACATCTTTATGACCCCCGCCTCTCGCTGAGCAGGTACTGCCACAAAAGACCATTCATATGCATCTGTCGGCTGATTCAAAACAACGTGGCAGACTTCTTTTATTCCGTTTTTTTCATAACGCTTTCCCTGTTTATGGTTACATGGTGCGAATACTTGGTTCGCACCGCAAACAGAACAAATTCTCTCTGCAACAGCACAACCTACGCTTACCTCTTTTTTCATACCGCTTTCAATTTCCATAATCAAATCTGTGTTTTTTTCACATCGCGGCAAGTATGCTTTTGCTACCAAACGAGTATACGGTTCTCCATAAGAAGTCATTTTTTCTTCCATAGTTTCCATTGCTGTATCATAAATACGCGCCGCTTGATTACCTGTTTTCATATTGTGGTCAAAAATGCCTGTTTTTCCTAAAAACAATTGACTTAACGTATGTAATGCTTCTACACTGAACCGTTCAAAATCACGGTCGATTTCGTTGTCACAAAGTACCACGGAAAACGTATATACTTCCTGTTCCGTAAATGGCCTGCGTGTATATTGATTGATGCATTCCAAGTCGTGCGTCATATCTGTTTGCATATGTTTGATAATGGCTCCGTTCACTGTTTTCCCTCCTTTTCCTTTTCAGTTTCCCATTCCAGTTTCTCTGCTTGTGCGTGTTTTAATCTGGCGTCGGCTTCCTCTACACGGTCCTGCATGGTAATGGTATCCCATACAATTTCAAAAGAGGTATCATAACCATGCAGTGTAAGCCAAAGGGAACATATTTTTTCAATAGAAGGGTTCAGCAGCATACGGTAAGCTTCCATTTCTTTTGTTAAAACATCCGCCTGCTGGCTGGACATTCTTTCGGTCGAGGACCACGACAATCCTAAAATAAACGGGGGTAATCCAAGCCTTGTAATAATCTGCTCCATCATCTGACGTACAGGTACTTCACTATCTAAAATCTGGTTGTCCGCGCCAATGACTTTAATCCCTACATCACCCACTGCCACAAAATCACTGATATCGCCGCTGCGCATAGCACGGCTCCACTCTGTGGCAATTTGCTGTGCACGTTCTTTTGCATACGCACGGTCCATGGGGTCACTGGTCGGTTTGTAGGTAACTGCAAATCTGACGTTACCAACTCTATCCCAGTTCATACCAATGGATTTATAAATTTTCAGAAGCACTTCACTGACAAACGGCAACCCTCTTAAAATGGAAACGCCATGTGCACTGCCATGAGGCGGATTGAGTGCTGTCATTAAAATCAAATCCGGATATGGAATCGGCTTTCTTTCTCCAAAGTTATCTTTTACATAAATATCCACGGATAACGTTTTATCGTCATGCATTAAATCAATGTTGTCCAAATCCGCTACATACAATGCGCCAATATCATTGCCTCCTATGGTAGGAACTATCTCAGCAACTGCTGTACCATAAGTAAGCAACTGGTCAAAATAGCAGCTGATAAAACTGTAAATACCTTGTTGATACGTATTCACCTTTACGTGATTCAGAAAAAAGTGCAGCTCCTTTTCCGCTTGTTTATCCTCACATTCTACAGTAAAATTTCCAATAATACGGAGCAATTTATGAATAGCAGAATCAATAATTGGTACTGCTCCTCTTAATGCAGTATAAAGCTGCCTCTCCGCAGCAATATTATTTTCACAGCATTGCCATATAAAATAATCTTGTTTACCCACAGTTTGGACTGCCATGGTAGCGTCAACTGTCTTACTTTCTAAGGCTTGTTCTTTTTTCTTCTTTTTCCCCTCTTGTCCTTGTTTTCTCATGAAATTCAATGAAAAAATCCCTTCTTTTTTCTCTATCATCTGTTGTTGGTATTTTCTATGTCGGCTGCGCCGTACTGAAATAAATCAACAGCGCTGCGCTGCCATAACAAAAAAATCGTCGTTTCTTTCTGATAAAACGGTAGAAACAAAATAGCGAATGTCATCCATAGCGTGGTCATTTTCCTTAATCGGCATATCTTTGTGCATAGAATCGTTCCAACGGTATAAACCAAATTCACGAATCGCATCCGTACAAGTATTGCAAATTCGTATATCCCCTTGTTTTAGGGCAACACTCACTGCACGGATACCATCTACCACGTCATTCTTTGCAGGAAGAACCAAATACGCTCCATGACGCTGAATGACTGTAATAAAGCTGGCGGCAGATGGGTCTACTACAATTTTGGCAACCGGACGACCTGCGATTAAAGCCACCAATCCTGCATAATGTTCCTCATCCGTACGGGACGTCCCTGTCAAACGAGAATGATAGTAATACTCTTCCAAACGATACCAAATTCCTTGTTGTTTTCCCCACAAACCAAAGGAGGAAGGATTGATGGTGCCGTAATCGCAGGATACTACATATTCCTCAAATGCTCCTTTCGGTGTATCGCAAAATCTATCTTGAGTCATAAAAGGATAGATAAGACCTTGTACCGCTACCCATTTTCCCAAAACAAAGCGTTCATAAAACGCACCTGAATATAAAGAATGATAGCGCTTACGCACCTTTGGGGACAACGACGGATTATCCTCCATTGTAAAATGCAAATATAACGCCTGTTTTTGTTTGGCTTTTAAAATCCATTCTTGGTAAAACCAATGCTGAGGATGCTCCGGATTACAGTTGAACCAAAACTTTGCCTCTTCTACAGAGCATCTTGCCAAAGCTTGCTCCACAAAAGAGCGCGGCATCAAGGCAACTTCATCAAACATAACGCCTGCTAACGTAATACCTTGTATCATTGCTGCCGAACCTTCATCTTTACCGCCAAACAAATAGAATCGATTTTTTCGTCCTTGAAAGATTACACTCAAACAATTTTCTGAATAATGAATGTGACATTGAAAACCCAACTCCTTCAAAATCGGTAAAACAGGGGTGATTAAATTCCGCCTTAAAGAGCGTATGGTTTTACCGCAGAAGGCAAACGATTGATTTTGAAATTGATAAAAAGCCCAGAGAAAAAACGAAATACTCATACATAAGGTTTTTCCGCTTCTGACTGCACCGTCACAAATAACAGCTGTGTAAGAGGCATACGGACTGCCTCGATACCACCAGCTTAATGCCTGCAGCTGTTTTTTTGAGAATGATTGAAATATCAATTAAGATTCATCCTCCTCAAATGTTTTCACACCTTGCTCCAAAGCACGGTAAAAGCCGGAAGTATCACTTGACTGACCATTGTATAATTCCTGCAAGCATTGCAGCGCCTTCAAACGGTCATAAAATTTGATTTCAATTCCTCCGCCTTTTGGTCGCTTAATTTCAGAAATATTGAATAAGTCCAATTTATTCAGTATGCGGGTATTTAACTCATCACAAAACAAAAGTTTAATGGCATCTGTTACATTACCAAAAGCTAAGCGCTCAAGACCTTCCACTAATTTTGTCTGTTTTTCCTGTTCTGTATGTTCCATAAAGTCCTCCTAATGCTTTTATTTATATAAACCCCCTCACTATACCGTAAAAAAGAGTGGAAAATTCGCCTAAATAGGGAAATATGATGTGAAAAAATTTTTCAAAAACGAGACAGAATACGAAAAAAAGAAAAAAGCCGAACTTTCAATTGAGAAAGTTCGGCTTTTATGAAATGCTTAAACAATATTAAAGTTTTTAATCTCGGTTCATAATCGTAGTTTGCACGTCAAATGTGAAATCCTCATTTTCATTCATTCTGCGAATGGTTAAGGTAATTTCTTCCCCCACACGATAATCTTTTAACTGCGTATATACATCCTCAAGTGTTTTAATGGTATTACCATTAAATGCTACAACCAAATCCCCCTGTTCCAAGTCGCTGTCTGCTAAAGGACTGCTGCTATCAATAGATGCAATCAATACGCCGCCTGCTACAGAATAGTTTTCACCATCTACCGGCAGATATTGAGTGGAACCTGTAATACCCAGTCTGCCCACAGATGGTATATCACCTTCTCTGATTAATGTGTCCAATATAGACTTTGCTTGACTGATTGGAATAGAAAATCCCATACCTTCATAACCGGAAGAAACTACTTTTATGGTATTAATTCCAACAATCTGCCCACGCATATTGATTAATCCGCCTCCTGAGTTGCCCGGATTAATGGCTGTATCTGTTTGTATATACGTAATGCCGGTACTGCTATAATTTGCTACACTGCGATTCACTGCAGATACAACCCCCATGGTCATAGAGCCGGAATAACGTACACCACCCGGATTTCCAATCGCAACCACGGTTTCTCCTACAGATAAATTACTGTCATCTCCAAATTCAGCGGGAGTTAAACCTTCCGCTTCAATTTTAATCACAGCCAAATCGGCATCCTTATCAAGACCTACTACGATACCATCATATTGCTTTTGGTCATGCGTAATAACAGATAATTGTGCGGATTTGGAATAATTAATTACATGTGCATTTGTAATGATATATCCATTGGAAGTTGCAATGACCCCGCTTCCCTGACTGACAGAAGAACCACTTTCTGTTGTATTGCCGATAGAAGTCGCCAAAACGCTGACCATGGATACCGATACTTTTTCATACACTTGTTCAGGAGTAAGTGTTTCGCTGTCAGCAGATGAAAGCGTGATTCCCTGAAAATCCGGGTCCGTTTTATCAGGAATGTTTGCAGCTGTGTCCTCATCCACAATAGTATCATTGGAAGATTGAGAAGAACTGTGATTATCGCTTGATTCAGATGATGTGCCATCTTGCTGCTGAACCACCACATAAATACCAAATCCAGCAAAACCTCCAATAAAGCTGACTGCCAAAACAGCCAATATCACAATAAATACCTTTACACCTACGCTCATCTTCTGTTTGGGTTCCTGAGGAGGCCATCCGGAAGGAGAAGGCTGAAATCCTGCTCCATTTTGCCAATACTGCCCGTTCCAATTGGGAAATGAACCGCCATTATCATTTTGGTTCCAAGAATTCGGCTGTCCTGTTCCGTAAGGATATTGCCGCCCATAGGAATCACGTGGAGCTTGCTGCCCGGACGGCTCTTGATTCCCGGAAAAATCTCCCTGATAGGAAGAGTTCCATTGGTATGGCGGGATATCAGAACTTCTTTCGTGCTGATTCTGTTCTGTGTTCCTATATTCTTGCCCTGATTGGTAATAGACACTCTCCGATTGGCCGGCATCCCCCTGTTGAGGCCGTTCCGTTGACGGAGCGGTATGGGAACCTGTTTGCTGTGGCTCAGACGGATTGGAATTTGACTGCGCAGAATCAAACGGATTGCGGTTTTCGTCCAT